CTGTATCAGGTGGTTTAACTAATAATCTTTTTCTAAGACTCATAACTAGGATATTCGTATAATATAACTTGTTTTTTTGTTGTTAAAGCATTTACTTCGTTTTCTACTTGACTGGTTTGGTTTCTTAATAATGCTCTTGCTTCCACTACTTCCGTAGGTACTGTTTCACCATTATCTGTTTGCCTAATAATATACCAATCTGTTTTAGCTAATTCACCACCTACTATATGTTTATAGTTTGTGATCTTTTGCTCTTTTAACTCTGCTAATGTTTGCGACCAAGTTTTATCTACCGTATCTTTTCTAAATACAGTACTTTGCGTATCCCAATATATTTCACCTAAATCGTGTACCCTAGAATCATAATTTTCATCTATTATTACATCAAATAATCCAGCATTACGAAGTTCGTCTGCTGTCATACTTCTAGCGTTTAAATGATACCCTGTTGACGATCTAAACTTTACTGGTACGTCTGGGTATGTAGTTATTATTCCGTTGTTATTTACTGCTTTCATAATTATTTTTGTATTACTGTATAATAATATTTATTATCTTCTAAATATAAATCTCCTAGTTCTTCTGTTTCGGTATCTATTCGTGGATCTACTATTGGAAAAAAACCTTCTTCTTCTAATATTTCTACTGGTGAACAAGCAAACGCTTTAGAGTAAAAATTAACCCCATCCCAATAACTTGGTAATTTACTATATACTATTATTTCACCATTTATATTATTCGCCCACATTATGCTTCTTTACTTATTGTTGCCCATTGTTCTGTTGATCCGTTTGTACTTACTATTTGTATTAGGTTAGCTACCGTTCCATCATATGTACCTGTTATTTCTTTTACACTTGCAGGTAAAGTTAATGTATAATTTCCACTTATTACTAAATCTACAGTCATACCCGTACTAACATTGCTAAATGTAAGTGTAGTGTTTGCACTTAGTGTTTTAGTATGTACTGCTGCACTTGACCAATCTACATCACTTGCAGATATAGCTGCCGAAGTAGTATATTCAGCACCTAATTTATCATAGCTTATAGCATCGTCGGCTACCATTGCAGTTGCTACACTTCCCGTATCTCCTGTACCTACTAAATCACCTGAAGCAGTTGGTAATACTAATACTGCTGAACTTGCCGCACTATGTGGTGCCGCTTTTAATGTTTGATAATGTGCATTACTAACCTCACAGTACATTCTCATTTCTGCTACATTACCTGTATTACTTCTTATTTGAATACTACCGTCATCTATTGTTACACCACCCGTACTTCCATTACCTCCGATTGTTAATGATCCTGAAGTTGCAGTTAATGATGCTCCTAATGCTACAGACGTACCACCTATTGTTATAGAATCATTAGTTAATGAAAATTCTGTTCCCGTTAATGTTAAACCGCTACCTGCTGTATATGTAGTATTTGTATCACTTGCCGCTATTGTTATTGATCCATCTGCATTTGTTATCGTTACGTTAGAACCTGCCGTAATAAGCGCATTTTCAAAATAACTATTAGTAGCATCGTATATTAAAACGTTTCCTGCTGCAGGTGTTGAAATATTAGCGTCTGTAAGATCGTTTAATTCTGCATCTAAAGCAAAGGTAGTTCCTGTTAAAGAAAGTCCTGTACCAGCGCTATAAGTCGTATCTGTAGATGCAATAGTTATACTTCCATCTGCGTTAGTTATACTTACATTACTTCCCGCTGTTAGTAAAGCGTTTTCAAAGTATGAGTTACTAGCGTCATATATTAGTAAATTACCTGCCGATGGACTTGTTAACGTAACATCAGTTAAAGTTGATAGTGTATGTTCAGTTGCCGTTGGTACTCCACTAGAATTACCTAACCAGAAATAATTTTGTTGTATATTAGGTATATCGTTACTTCTAATAATTGATGAAACAACTATTGAACCTGCACTTGAAGAATTTACTCTACCTACTTTACCTACATTTTGTATTAATGCTGTTCCTGTTGGTTTTGTGGTTGTTAAACCTCCTCCTGATTTTACATAAATCGTATCATTTTCTGATGGCGTTACTCCGTCTATTGGATCAGTAGTTAAGTTTTTAAGTACACCACCCGTTACTAAATATCCTTCGCCATTATTTGCTAAGTCTTGTAGTAATAAACCTGTTGCAGGCATAGTACTTGCTGAAGATGCATCCGCAGCTGAAACTTCTACTCTATTAGATGTGCCTACTGTTCCTGTAATATATACTGGTGTACCTTTTGTTAAAGTTCCCCCTGATGTGTTTTTACATTCAATTCTTACTTGATCTGTTCCCTCACTAGAAAGTGTTATTGTATCACCTGTTTCTGTAATTGTTATATTGCTTCCCGCTGCAAGTGTTACATCATCAGTAGTAGCATCGCTACCTGTTAATCTTATTATTGCATTATCACCTGATGTTTCACTACTTAAAGTATAAGTTGTATCGGTATCTGAAGCTGCAGCAATAGTAAAGCTAGGATATGTACCCGTAATTGTTACGTTGCTTCCTGCTGTTAATGATACTGTCTGATCGGGTGCTGAGTTAGTTACTGTAAAATTAGGATAAGTTCCAGAAGTTGTAATTCCAGTTCCCGCAGTAAGTGATACTGTTTGATCTGGACTTGTATTAGCTAGTGTTAAAGTATTATTAACGTCATCATAAGTACTACTTATTCCAGTTCCACCTACTACTAAATTAGAAACCCTATCATCTACACGTTCTGAAGTATAATAAAGATTAGTTCCTTCAGTTAAATTTGTTGTAGATTTAGTTCCAAATGCTGTGTCAAATCTAGCCGTTGTATAATAAAGGTTACTCGTACCTTCGCTAACTGAATCAGTATCAAAACTAATATTAGCACTACCATCGAATGAAACACCATTTATTGTTCTTGGTGTTGATAAGGTATCTGCAGTTGATGCGGCTATCCCTAAGCTATCTACATATGTTTTAGTAATGTGTGCTTGTACTTCACTTGAGCTTGGTCCAGTATAGGAAATGACTCCTGTTGAACTATTGTAAGACAAAGAACCGTCACCACCATTGTCAACCGCACTTATTAACGCTCTTACATTTGCATCCGAAGGTCCCGTGTAAGTAAACACACCTGTTGTATTATCATAGCTAAAACTTCCTAGTCCGCCTGTATCATTTGCAGATAAATCTGTTAAACTTATCCCTGCTCCACTATTAGCTATTGTAAAACTTGGATAAGTACCTGTTACAGTAATACCTGTACCCGCAGTTAAACTTACTGTTTGGTCAGGTTGTGTATTTGTAATTGTAAAACTAGGGTATGTACCACTAGTTGATATTCCCGATCCTGCACTTAACGATACAGTTTGGTCAGGCGCACTATTTGCTATTGTTAGTGTTCCTGCAGTATCATCATATGTTTTTGTAATACCCGTACCTGCTTGTATCAAAGTATTCGCTTGATCGTCAACTTTTTCTGCAGTATAATATTCATTAGATCCTTCTGTAATATTATCAGTTGTTAAACTAATATTTGCTGTACCGTCAAAACTAACGCCTGCTATTGTTCTTGCTGTTTCTAATGCTGTTGCCGTATCTGCATTTCCAGTTACATCTCCCGTTACATCTCCTGTAACATTACCAGTTAAATTACCTGTAACATTACCCGTAACATTACCTGTTAAATTCCCAGTTACATTGCCAGTTAATGGTCCACTAAAAGCATTAGCGGTTATTGTACCTAAAGCAGTTAAATCACCGCCTGTATTCATACTTAAACCACTAGTGTTACCAGCACCATCTGTAATTGATTGCAATGCTGCAGCTAGTGTTCCGTTATCACCTACTTTTAACAGCGATGTATAAGTACTACTTATTGAATTTCCAGTTAATGTCGCCATTTTTCTTTAATTTATTATTTATATACTTTTTTAATTTTACTATATTTTTGTTTTTTATCTTATATCTTTTCATAGAACCCAACCATTAAATAAATTGTCTTTGTCTGGATATACATCTTCATTAGAGTTTTGATTATATTCTACAAATAAATTATTATTAAAACTTAAATAATCTATCATTCTTCTTATATAATACTCTGCAAACTCTCTTTCTTTATTTACTAAATAATCTACCTCTGATTTAGTTACACTTTCAGCGTTTTCGCTTATGTGTTTAAATACACCTGCGTTTTTTACTTGATATGCTGCAAATGGTAAATAATCCATCATTGCAAAATGTATTAATGCAGGTTGTATATAGTTGTTGACTAATGTTAGATAATTACCCGTTAGTGTATCATCTGTTATTTTTGTTTCTATTGCTTCATATAGTTTAGTACCTAAGAAATTTTGTATATGTATTTCTTGTGCTAATTTTATATAAGGCAATAACTTATCAACGTCTACATTACCATCTAGTATTGTATTCTTTTTTAAGTCCTGTACTTTTATAAATAATACTTGTGCCATTATTAAAATGCTTTACCTTTCGGTGTTGTAAAATCTTTTTTCTTTTTAAATCCTCTATTCTTCATATCTCTAGGTCTTTTAGCTACCTTAGCATCATTAGCCTCTGGTTTAAAACCTTGCTTTTTAGCTTCATTAACACTAATCTCTGATCTAGGGTTTTTAGCGTCAGGTGTAACAGTTTTAGCCATATACACTCTACGTTCCCAATAATGTCTACAAGAACCTCCGCCTTTATATAACCATATATCATATGTATTTGCACCATCTGGTCCCCAACCTGGATTCACAGATTTACTACTCATAGTCATTATATCTTCTTTACGATATACTTTTTTAGCAGCTACCATCTTATTGCAAAAATCTCTACTACTTCCATCAGCTTTTAACGGTGCGTATTGGTATCTTACTTTGTATTTGAAACCTTTTTTGTTTTCACCGTCTTGTTTACTTTTAGCGTTTGATTTAGCACTACCCGTTGATGCTAGTTCTAGTTTTTGATTTAATTCTTCATCATTATCATAATCTACAGGTGCAGATTCAATAAGTTCCCAATTATCTAAATCTTCATCTTCTCCTAAATCTAATAATTCTTGTAAATCAGTTTTATCACTAGATAGTTCCGCTTTATCTTCTAAGTCAACACCAGTTTCTTCTTCTCTAGTTTCATCATCTACTAGGTTACCTTCTAAGTCAGTAAACTCTAATGGTTGTAGTGTTTTAAAGTATAAGTTTAATGAAACATTATTAAATGCTAAAATAGTATCTAAAGCATCTAATATATATTCTTGTTGAACTCTAATAACCATATTGTCAAATAATATACTAGCTTGTTTTAATTCATCAGCATTACTACCTAAACCATTATTACCTGTTCTAATACCTAATAATAAAGGTGATGATAATCTATGCCCTACTAGTATTTTATTGGTAGCTTCGTCACTTAAAAATTGATATTGGTTATGTGCATCAGATAATTGTACTGGATCTATAGTAGCAGCGCTTTCTTGATTGTCATTAAATGCTAATATAAATTTACCTGCATTACTACTTCCACTAAACTTTTCATATATACGCCTTTCAATTAATTCTCTAGATTCTTCATCAGGCGTACCGTTATTAAAATTTAAAAGCATACTCGGTGCCATTCCATTCTGTATATTATTGATGTGATAGTTAGCTACTTCTGCTTCTAGTTCACAGTAAGGTAATGCACCTTGATACGTAACAGGTGTATAATAAAAATAACCTGCTCTATATGGTTTAATACATAATATTTCTATTGCATTATCACCACTACCAAAAGCTGGTATTCTTGTTAGTTTATCTCTATTAGTATATTTACTCCAATCGTGAAAATAATAATATCCTTTTATATCACCCTTTTTATCTGCTTTTTCAGCTCTAAGTGTTTGTACTGGAAAATGCTCTACCTTAACTATTTTACTTCTATCTACATTGTAATATACTTGCAAAGTAGCTTGACCTAATAAGTAAAAGTCAGAACATATCTTTTTTAAATCTTCTTTATTAAATAATGTAACTGCTTCTGCATATTCCATCGGTTTTTTATCGCTATTAGTTGCGCTTAAACCTTTACCGTATATCATTTCAGTTATACCATTAATAATTGCGTTATTAGTTGGACTACCTTGATATTGGTCTATTAGATATTGATAATAGTTATTATCTTCACCGTAAGAAACAAAATCTTTATTCTTTTGCTCCGTTATCTTTGGTGCTGTATATGTATTTAAATTTACTACTCTAATATTACTCATTAGCTTATTATTATATAATCATCATCAGGATAATTAGTTGTTTGTGTGTATTGTCCGCTATTAATTGTATAATAGTCATTGTCAGCTTGATTTATAGTTTGATCAGTACAAAATATCTTATCTAAATAAATATTTTCTTCAGAAGTTGTTATACTTTCCCAATTATCGGTTGCTGCTTCCCATATTACATTGTAAGTGTTCCATAGCGCACCTACACCTTGTAATATTTTTAAATCATAAAATCTACCTTCTACTAAACTAAATGTAGTAGATATTGATGCATTATCATTATTTCTTGTTAATGTAACGTTTTCAGTTCTTGTTGTTGTGTTAGTACTAGTATCTCTAATCGATACAATAACCTGTGACGGATATGTTCTCGGTGCGAAAGTTAAAGTTTGCGCTGAAGTACTAGTTGTTAAAATCTTCATACATATATAATAAAAAAAAATATATTTTTTATATAATAAAAAAGGGAAGTTAAAAACTCCCCTTTAAAAACACACAAAAACAAAAAACTTTTATGAAGTTGGATTAATTTGTGTTCCACTTGCTAACGCAGTAACTACCGTTCCTGTTACGAATAACGGAGGTATTACTTCTGTAGCTGTGAACGTTAAAGTAAATCCACTTAAATCAGAATATGCTGCACCACTAACGATAGTACCTGCTGTTACTTCAGCACCTTGGTGGAAACCTACCATTAGATAATTAGCGTCTACTGTATCTGGATCCATTGTACCCGATTGTACTGCATTGTTGTCTTTTACTACAACGTGTGGTCTTGCTGCTGCTAGAATTTTAATTTCTTCTTGAGTTGCCACATCTAAATGTGTAAATGTTAACTCTAAAGTTGTTTCATATACCGTAGTACCTGTATCTCTAGAACTAATGATGTTTGTTGTTAATGAACTAGTAGCACCTTTTAAATCGTATTCAAAAAAAGCTGGTGTTCCTGATAAAGCAGAAATATTACCTGCAGCGATTGTTGCCGTACCTAATGTACCATAATCTGCAAAATATACTTTACTTAATCCACCTACCGATTCTTTACAAGGTAACTGCCTTCCTGTTGTTAATGCACAAGCCATAATTTATTTTATTTTAAAAAAAAAGGTAGGTAGTATAATGCCACCTACCCTTTTTAAGTTATACTATTATTTTAATTACGATGTAGCGTATAATACAATATCACCACCGATCGCGTGCTGAATACCTGCTGTAAATCTCATTACTACTCTTACGTTTTGAGATCCATCTAGATCTGCCATATCAATTACTTTTACTTCGTTTTGATCTGACATAAGTCCAGTTCCAAAGAACAGGTTACTCGCTTGAGCTGCAACAGCATCGTTATCTGATAAACCAGGAGCGTTTACTACCTTAATTCCATCAAATGATAATGCATTACCGTTGTTAAACCATTGAGTACCTTGATTGTTTGTACCTGCTGCTCCTAAACCTGAAGCACCAAATCCACCTAAAGCTCTAATATAGTTTCTGTACATATTAGATGGTAAGTAGATATTTAAATCTTCTGCACCATATACGGTAGACGGA